GTTAGTCAAATTAGAATAAATCAGAGTGGAAAGCTTAGAAACTCGCAAAACCCGATGGGCCTTGCTGTTACTAATACTAGAGACGAACCTACTGGAGCTATACCTGCCGCCAGAGGATTTATACCCAATTTCTTTAATTTAGAACAAGCTCGACAGAACTTAAGTGATAAACAAATAGCTGCTGGTTTTGGTGGCCAAGAAGCTAAGGACGAATTAAAAAAGTTGGGAGCTTCTGCTAAGAAAACTTCAAAATCTTTTAAAGAGGCAAAAAAAACAGTAGATATCAACAGAAAAGGTCAGACCGACTTGACAGGTGTTATATTCGGTGTCGGGGCAGGTCTAACAGCTCTAGAGGCTGCCACAGCAGGTAGCGAAAGCGCTTTGGCCAGATATACATCTATAATTTCAGGGTCTCTAGCGAGTATTTCTAATTTTGCTTTTGCTGGCAAGGCTGTCAGTGATATGGGTAACCAAATGAAGCTGTCTGGCGGCAAATTCAAAGGGGCTATAGGAGGAGCTGTTGGCAAGTTAGGTGCTTACGGAGCTGCCATAGGAGCCGGTATAGAAATTTTTAAGTTAGGGTCGAGTTTGTATGACGAGGCTTCTGGGGCTAACGAAAGGGCCACTACAGCCCTTGCTTTTTTAACAGATGCTACAAAGGATCTTTCTAACTCATTCAGCAGTCTAGACGCTGTGCTGAAAGACAAGATTAACAATCAAGTTGACGATATATTGAATGCACCAGTCAGATCTAATAGTCTTAGTGGGGATTTTAGAAATATAAAAGAGGAGTTCCTCTCAATGATTGGAATGTCCGATTATCGTGGCGAGTTAGGGATGACAAAGATGGGTTTTGAGACTGATGATTTAGAGCAAGGTGTAACTAGCGCATTGAAAGAAATGAGAGGTCTGGGCTTTTCGTCTAAATATTTAAAAGGTAGGCTTTCTGAATTCGGCGATAAGGTTGATTCAGAAGAGGCTACTTCTCTTTTCAAGGAGTTAGCTAAAGCGGCGAAAGACACTGAAGTCTACAGTAAAAAACTTGCTGAGTTAAGTGATATAGATGTGCAAATGCTTACTGAGCAGCAAAATAACAAGGATCAATTTGGAACAAACCTAACCACAGATCAAAGGTTCCAACTTGCCGAGAAGGAAGTTGAAAGGAGGAAGAAAGAGGACAAAAAGGGGAGGGTTGAAATGGGAGAAGCTATCGACCTTATAAACTTGAAGAACGCCAAGGCTGGTATATCCGCTGCAGTAGAGTTAGCCAAGCTTAAACTTCAGGCTAAAACTACAGAAGAGAGGAGCTTAGAGATGGGCGAAGCTGCTGGCACTTTAACTAGGAACCAACTCAAAGAACTAAAAGAATTTGTGGCTTTGAGAAAACTTGAAAATGAACTTTCTATAGCAAATTTGAGCGTGATAGGGGAGCAGACTACAGCCCTCAAAGGTGTCAAAGGTAAGACTAAAGAAGTTTCTGATCTAACAGAAACACTAAATAGGTCCATAGAGGATGGGAACTTTTCTGTAGAAGACAGAGAGGAAGCTTTGGGTAAAATCAGTAAAATATTGGCAGCTGGCGAGAAAGTCGCAGAAAAAGAGTTGTTGGCTCTGCAAAAGATCCTACTAAAACAGGAGGTTCTTACTAATGAAAAGAGAAAGCAGCTAGGTTTAGACATTAAACAAGCTAATATTCTCGAAGACAATGCTAACCGGGTGGCTGATGCTAGAGCTGACAGAGGGTTGGGTTCTGCTGGTGATTTTAATGAAAAAGATTTAAAGCTTCAAAAGGAGATATTGGACCTACAAAAAACACAAAGATCTCTTTCTGCTGGATCAAGTAACACAAGATTTGATGCTTTTGGGCAGGAAAGGAACTTTAGGGGTTCTATAGAATCTGTCAATAGGCAGATTGCTGAGAAGCAAGGAGAAAGGTCTAGGCTTTCAACCATAAAAAGTTTTAGGGAGATGCCTTTAAGCAATAAAATAATTTCTAGGTTGCAAGACCCTTACAATAATGGTAATTCATTAGAGAAAAGTCTATTAAAGAGCTTACCCACAGAAACAGACCCTTTGAAGATCGGATCTACCTTGAGGTTGCTTAGTGAAGCTGGAGGACTGGAAGGGGAAGAGAAGACTAATTTCGAAAAGTCTATACAGGGTTTTGAAAAATCTTTACAAGACAATACGGAGCAAACTGCCAATAGTGTGGATGCTACTAAAAATCTTACACTTACACTCGCTCAAACAGGGGCGCAAAACGTTGCCAGAGCCAGTGTGTTGGAAAAATTTTCGAAAAGTGAAGCAGCTGACCTAAAAAGACTAGGGGAAGCTCAACAAAAAACAGGTATTAGTGGACTACCTGAAGATATCGCTAGAGAAGCTAAAATGAAGAGGGGTTTTAGGCAAAGGGTTACTGAGTCTACAGACACAAGCCTTGAAGCCTCAGATAAACTAAAAGATAATTTGGTTAGCGCATCTAGGCAGTTTGTAATGAATATGGATGAAGCCTTTAGAAATGCTATTAGTAGTTCTGACAGCTTGGGGGACGCTTTGCTTGAAATAAGCAAGCAGTTTTTGAGTGACATCACTAGTGCTTATAGTAAAAAATTCTTGAATAAAGCTTTTGGCGATGTTTTCGGAGTTAAAGACAAAGCTACAGGTGGCTTTATTTCTGGAGGCTCTGGCCACAAAGATGATGTTCCTGCTATGCTGATGGGAGGTGAATTTGTTATGAGAAAGAGTGCTGTTCAAAAGTATGGCGCAGGATTCTTTAACGCTTTAAATAGTGGAGGTGTTCAAGGTTATGCTTCTGGCGGTTCTGTAAGGCAGAGGAGGGATAAAGAAGGTTTATTTAGAACCCCATCATCTTCTTCTGGTTACATAAGCGGGGTATCAGACCTTATGTCGTTTGCAACTCAGTCTCCCAATAGAATGGGTGGAGACAGCTTTGTGAGTGGCGGTGCCACAGCCGCTTTCTTAGATCCTGAGAGCGCCAGACTAAGTATGTTTGGGCGCAGAAGTAGTCAGCAATTCGGGAAGGTGCAAGATGCCAAAAAACAAGCTTTTGATTTAGCGGTATCAGAAATGGGGCAGATGGACCAAGCTAGAATAGCAGGCAAGGAGTCCAGCAGTCAGTTCTTCAAAGATATCCTGTCAGCTGGTATAAGTGCTGGTCTAGGAGGGTTGGGCGCTGACATGTTCAAAGGTAACAAATTCTTGACAGCAGCTTCAGGCTTTGGATCTAATCTACTAGGAACTGCAATCACCGGGGGAGGGGCAAGTGGTTTTGGAAACTTTGGTGCCGGGTATGTTAGCTCAATGCAGGAAAGTGGCTCTAAAGGATTATTTGATTTCTTAAAATCCCTGTTCTCTAACAAACAAGCTACAGGTGGAATGATATCAAGCTCCACGGGGGTGGATACTGTACCGACTATGCTATCAGGAGGAGAGTTTATTATGAACGCTTCTGCAACCAAGAGATTAGGTGCTGGAAATTTACAAGCTCTTAACTCAGGGTCTGGTGGAGGTGGAGATAATTCTCAGTTGGTAGGAAAACTAGATGAGCTAATAAGTGCTACTGAAGATGCTACTGGTGGCGAAATTAATATCACTATAAATAGCGAAGGAAAAGAAAACGTCAAGACCTCTGAGGGTGCTTCTGAAGATCAGAAGAGGCTATCAGAAAGAATTAAAACAGTAGTTAAGCAAGTCATCACAGACGAAAAGAGATTGGGAGGCCAACTTAGGAAGTAATGTTTGGAGCAAGATACAATGATGAAGTAAGGGTTTTTATCTCTGGGCAAGAACTGTCCGGGATTGAAAACTTCGATATGTCCTACTCAAGTGCCAAAGGTTTGGTCACCCCACTTGGGACTAGCAAAGGCATGACCACTACTGCTGGACCTACTCAACAAGAGGTCTCATTCTCTAGGTATTTGATTTATAATGATCCCATCCTGAGCTACACAGGTGATGTTAATATGTCTGGCAGCATGCATTACAATGGCAGTGCGTATGGTTTTGAGAGTGGTTACCTTTCTAATTACTCAGTTAATTGCGCTGTTGGTTCTGTGCCAAAAGTGAATGCTCAATTTTTTGTTGTTGATGAACTTAGGAGTGGAGAAAGCGCATCAGGTGTAGTAGCTCACCCAACTATAGACATACCAAGTCAGGGGAGCATCTCTATAACATGCGACAATGTGACAACAAACCGTGTTATAGGTTTCGATTACTCATTGGCTTGCAAAAGAAAAGGGAACTATACTATAGGTCAAGAATCAGCAGTTAGTGTAGACTTCATTCCACCCATACAATACTCAGCTAGTGTTCAAATAGAAGTAGATGATGCTTTCTTAGAGAGTGGGTTTAATTTCTTGAACTCTAGGGAGGACAAGACAGTGAGCTTTGACATAGACGGAAGAACCGGGGCTAACATCCAAGCTCTCACGATCCCAAATGCTTCCCTTGTTTCAGAAAACCTAAGTATGTCTGCTGATGGATCTTTACGTTTAAACCTTAGTTATGTCGGTCATGAGTGATTTATTTTATAATAGAGATGAGAATATATCAGGGGTAGCCTTGCAGTCTGCTTTGTCAGGAATCGGTACTCCTAGTTACGGTTCTTCAGTTTCGTTTAACTCTAAACTATTCCAGTACGATACCAAAGACTCTTACACAAACACACTCCCTAACTCGTTGAATAACTTAGAGGCTACTTTCAACCTAAGGTATGAGACAAATGAAATCAATGCTCAAAAAGCCGCCGTCTTTTTTGAGGACAAGCATGGTGACCAGATGTTCCCAATATCATTCAATGATACAACTTACAACACAGTCAGTGGGATATGTGACAGTTACTCTATCAACCATGTTAATAATCAGCATTATGAACTTGATGCGTCCATAGTTGTAGACCAATCCCCAAACCTTTTGAATTGGTCGGGGATGAACTTTATTAATTATACATTAGTGAACTGGGCAACATCAACTTCTTATGACAAGTTCGACATAATCTACAGTGGTGTCAATACAAACAAATTAAATAACTTCTATTACTGCACCGAAGACCACACTTCGTCATCTACTAGTGCTGATGGACCTACAGGTTCTTCTAGTAAGTGGAGTCAAGAGTTTTTCTTTGAGCCTGATATTGGTTTTAACAACTCTGTTAACTTCAAGAACGAGCGGCTGGAGTTTAAAAACTCCTTCAGGCAGAGAGTGAAGTCTAATGACAACAATGCAACTTTCCCAGTAGACTACTCCTTCAAGAACATATCGAACAAACAACTGAAGGCTATGGTCCACTTTCTAGAAACGAAAGGTGGTTATAGAAACTTTAGACATCAAATACCGTCTGTTTATAATAGGCCAAAGGTTTTCTACTCCCCTTCTTGGACCCACACTTGGAACTATTTTAACTCAAACGATTTACAAGTAAGCCTAGTAGAAGACGTTCTAGGTATAATTCCAACAGACACTTAATATGGCCAGAGATATATTAAAAAGTAATAACTCTCTTGTGATTGCTGGGCAAAGACCAGCTTTTACTACATCAGACAGGGATGCAGCAACTATGAGTGGGGCTTTTATGAGTGCCGTTCAAAGTGTGTCTGTGGGGTTCTCCCAAGATAGGCAGAAGTCAAAACAGATTGGATCTCAAGGTCTAGCTGTAAATGATATTACTAGGATGCCAGACGTAGACTTGAGTATCGATTACTACTACACACCTGCTATGCTCAATGAGAATCTACTAGGACTTTCTAATTCAAATCCCTCCTATGTTGGCACTGGTTTTTTTGAAGGTTACACAAACGAAGACCAAAATTTTTATATTTTAAACCACCAAGACCAAGGTGTTGATCTAATCAACGGTTCTTCTTCAGAGACAAGGCCAGCAGCTAACTTGTCGGCGAATGCAGAAATATTTTCTATTGGAAACGCTTTTTTAACAAGCTACTCCTTGGGTTTTTCAGTGGGTTCTCTTCCTGTCGTCTCTACCTCTTACAAATGTTCCAACACGACTGTCCAAAATATCTCTTCTAGTGAAGTGCAAAACCCTGCAATAAATTTACAGTCAGGGAACAATACTAACGTCGGACAAACCAATCTAGTTTCAGCCAAAGCAAGTGGTTTTGATTACTACAGTAATATCGACAGGTTTAACCCTCCTTTATGTGGACCAGACCACGTAGACTTAACCTTACAGAATTTAGAAGTCGGTGGTGCGCCCATAAGTGGTGATGCTCATATACAATCTTTTGCTTTTGACATCCCTATTCAAAGGACAGACCTTCATGGACTGGGTAGTAACTATGTGTATGGAAGAAAAATACAGTACCCTATAACAGCATCTGTAAGTATGAACCTTTTGGTTTCTGGTTTTGCCACTGGTGAATTGGCGGCACTGATGAACACAGAATCAAGTTATGATTTTGACGTAAAGATACAAGATAGAAGCGGGGAGTATCAGAATACATTCTCTTTTGATTCTCTAAGATTAGAAAGCTCTGCCTACTCTATGGATGTTAACGACAACATGAATTACTCACTCAGCTTCAGTTTTGAAATAGAAAATCAATAAAATGGGTTTAAAAATAAAAAACAGCAAAAACATTGTTACTGATGGGCTAGTTCTAAATCTGGACGCTTCTGACAAAATATCTTACCCCGGAAGTGGTAGCGCATGGGCAGATAGAATAGGTAGT